ATTGCAAGCACGACTCGCACGATGAAACAGGTAGCTGGTGGAAAGACGAAAACGGCAACGGCATTCCAGACGTAATGGAAGATTTAGAAGAAATAGCCGGCAGAATGATAGGCGCACAGAAAAAATATACAAAAGCGGGTATGGCAGATCTAGCAGCAGCAGGTCGTAACGGCGCAAGCGAAAAAGAAAAGGGTGCTATCAAAGACAAGTACCTAAAGAAAACAAAAGAAGAAATTGAACTAGAAGCAGCATTTGAAGAAACTATGGGTCAGTTCTCAGATACTGTATGTGAAGAGTGCGGTAACCAAAGTTGGAAGAACGTATCAGAAGAAAAGAAAAAAGGTAGTCACGGTAAAGTGTGCTGGAAAGGTTATCGCAGAGGCAAAGGTAATAGTTGTCACAAGATGGGCGAAACTGAAGAAATTGCTAATGAAGAAATGGATTCAGATGCTGTTCGAGATTGGTATAGTAAATACGAAAGTAAGCGTTCATATGATGCTTATGATTTATCACAAGGCTTTTTCAAATATTATTTAGACTCAGGTATTGCTACTGACGCAATGGAAAAGGGCGAATGTGAAGCATTGATTAAGAAGTTCGGCGAAGACGAATTTATGGATGATCCATTTGGCGCTATGGAGAAAGCACCAGAACTTGCTCCTATTTCAAATGCAATACACGATGAGTTTGCTAAAATTGTTGGTAAACAATATCCGGATGAAGAAGATGTAAGACAAGCAGATGCTATTCTCAACAAAAATGACGAAGGCAATGCCTACTCAGGTGCTGTAGCAAAAGCTAAAATGAACGGCAAGAAAAAAGGCGACAAGATAGACGGACCAGACGGTGACGAGATTACACTTGAAAAAGAACAAAAGACACCATTAGGCGAATTCATACTAAGTTACTTTGATAGAGACAACGGCGTATTTCCAAAAGGCGAAACAGCAGTATTAACAATGATCGAAAAAGACTACGGAGAGCAGTTCATAGATCCTGCTAAGGCTTTCATCGAACAAATAACAGCAAAGTTTGACGAATTCCAAATGCGTACACAACCACAACAAATGGAAGCAAGCGGACCATGTCACGGTTGTTCGGGAGCAGGCCATGAAATGGGTAACCCAGGAAAAGCATGTCCAGACTGCGGTGGCACAGGAAAAAGTACAGAAAAAATGGAAGCACCAGACACAAGCGAGTACGACAGAATAAGAGAGTTAGCTGGTTTAAGATAATCAGCTAACCCCTTTAAGTTTTTATGTTTTTTCTTTAAAAAAAGACTTGACAAAGTTTGTAGAGATGTTATACTAATAACTGTGCTACAAACATAAAAGGCACAAACGTAGCAATGTAGCTACACAACACGACATAGGCACAACATATAGGAGGCATTAACTATGGCATCATTAGCAGAAATCCGAGCAAAGCTCAAAGAACAAGAAACACGTTCATCAGGTGGTTCACAAGGCGGCGGCGACAACGCAATTTACCCATTTTGGAATATGAAAGAAGGCGAGAGTGGTACTCTACGTTTCCTTCCAGACGGTAATGCAGATAACACTTTTTTCTGGGCAGAACGTTTGATGATCAAACTTCCGTTCGCAGGTGTTAAAGGCGAAACTGACTCGCGTCCAGTACAAGTACAAATTCCATGTATGGAAATGTACGGCGAAACATGTAACATTCTAAACGAAGTACGTGGTTGGTTTAAAGATCCGTCATTAGAAGATATGGGTCGTAAGTATTGGAAAAAGCGTTCATACGTATTCCAAGGCTTTGTAACAGATAATCCATTGGCAGACGATAATACACCCGAGAATCCAATTCGTAGGTTTATTATTGGACCACAAATTTTCCAAATTATTAAGCAAGCACTTATGGATCCTGACATGGAAGAATTACCAACAGATTATACTGCTGGTGTAGACTTCCGTCTAAACAAAACATCGAAAGGTGGCTACGCAGACTATGGCACAAGTAATTGGGCACGTAGAGAGCGTCCGTTAGCTGATAATGAAATGGCGGCAGTTAATACCCATGGACTGTTTAACTTAAATGACTTCCTTCCTAAAAAGCCAGATGAAGTAGCTCAAAAAGCAATGCAAGAAATGTTTGAAGCATCAGTGGATGGTGAAGCATATGATGCAGAACGTTGGAGTAATTACTTCCGTCCTGCAGGTATGCAAGCACGTACAGGTGATCCGATGAAAGCTGCCAGCCCACAAGCTACAGCAACTAGTCAAAGTGCACCTGCACCTGCACCAACGCCAGCACCAGTGGCGGCTCCGGTAGTAGCAGAAGCAACACCAGCGGCAGCACCAGCAGCTGAAGCACCTGCAGAAGGCGGCGCACAAGACATTCTAGCAATGATTAGAGCACGTCAAGGTTAATAGAGCAAGCTAAAAGGGTTGCTTTTTAAAGATGCAACCCTTTTTGTTTAATACAGCTTAATAGGAG